TAATTAAGGCAATGAAAGAATTGCAATGCGAAAGTTGGGCGGACAATTTGGGCGTCTATCTGTTTGATGAAAACGGAAGTATTGAAGCTATTCAAGACGAAACGACCCCGACAACGTATTATCCTATTCCAATTCGTTCTTTGTTCATTGGCGACAAAACGCATGGCGGATTGGAAGCCCCGGACAGCAACGCAATACAATGGGCGTTTTTGCCGAACTATTCGGACGACCTCACAATTGTAACCCCGGGTTTCAACCCGCTAACCGATTTGAAACCCGCAAACGGTTGACGATATGGCGGCAAAGGTTACAAAGGTTAAATTAGTTTGTCCGCCGCATGGTTTAACCGATGAATTTGAGATTAAGCACGCCGAAAGGTTGTTGAGGATGCCAAACAACGGCGGTTGGCAGTTACCTAAAGACAGCGATTTTAAATTTACCAACGACAATGGGATTGAGTATAGACGAAATAAAAAAACGGATAACGGAGCCGAAAAAGCGCAAAACGATAAATAAGGCTATTTATCACCAACAGCGCATTAATTTTCACGCCCGCACCCGTATAACGTCGTTTGACATTTGCCAACCGATTACGGATTTTATGGCATTTGTTTCTAACCTATTGCCGCATGACAAATTTAAGATGTTCAAAACATTGTTCCGTTACCCCGTTAAAACAAACGAGGTAACGGGCGTTTGTTTTGATAAGTTGAGCCGGATTTTTGACGGTCGTAACCCGGCGTTCAATTATCAATTCCAAAACCCGGAACAACGGGACGATTGGGAATATTACCGCCAAGACGTATTACACGAACCGGAAATTTGGAGTACAAAAGGATGGGAGTTTTTCCAAACCGAAATAAATAGCGTTCTTATTGTCGATATGCCGAGCGAACAAAACCCCGCCGACAAATACCCGCAACCGTATTTCTATTGGTTGCCTATTGCATCCGTGATTGATTACAGAGCCAACCCGACGACGGGGGTAATGGATTATATCATTTTCAGACAGGACGGGGAACGTATCGCAGTTATTGACGACGAACGTTATAGAGTTTTCAGAGAGGACAAAAACCACAATATCGGCGAATTGCTGATTGATAACCCGCACGACGTCGGTTATTGTCCCGCCCGTTTCTTTTGGAACGAACCGTTGAGCCTATCAGAACCCGACGTTAAACAATCCCCGCTAACAAAGCAATTGGAGGCGTTGGATTGGTTTTTGTTTTACCATATCAGTAAGCGACATTTAGACTTATACGGCGCATATCCGATTTATTCCGGGTATGAACAAAGTTGCGATTTCAGTAACGGCGAAAATGGCGATTATTGCGACGGTGGGTTTTTGAAAGACAAACAAGGGTTTTATAAATTGGATGCCGCCGGGCTTTTGATGCGTTGCCCCAAATGCGGGGATAGTCGCATTAATGGCGTTGGTTCGTTCGTGGAAATACCAATACCGGACGGGGATAAACAACCCGATTTGCGTAACCCGGTGCAAATGCTAACCGTTGACCGTGGGAGTTTGGATTATAACGTTGAGGAAGAAAACCGCCTAAAGAATGACATTATTACGTCGGTTGTTGGAACCAACGAGGAAATAACCACACGGGACGCATTGAACGAGCAACAAATACAGGCGAATTTTGAGAGCCAAAGCACGGTATTAAACCGGGTAAAAAAGGGATTTGAGGCGGCGCAACAATTCGTCGATGAAACCGTTTGCCGTTTGAGGTATGGCGGTTTGTTCGTTTCTGCAAAAGTCAATTACGGCACGGAGTTTTATTTATCCAACGCAACGGAGTTACGGGAACGTTACAAGGTAGCAAAGGAAAGCGGCGCAAGCGAGGCGGAATTAGACGCACTACAAAACCAAATTATCGAAACGGAATACCGGAACAATCCAACCCAATTGCAACGTATGTTGACGTTGGCGGAATTGGAACCGTACCGACATTTGACCCGTAACGAGGTATTGGATTTGTACGACAAACAGATTATCAGCGAAAACGATATGCGTATAAAGTTGAATTTTGCTAACTTTGTACGCAGATTTGAACGTGAATATTTGAACGTGTTAGAGTTTGGGTATAATATGCCGTTCAACTCTAAGATAAATTTTATAACAAGTAAATTTAACGATTATGCGAGTGAAAGTAAGCGAGGGCAAAACTAAAGACGTTGCGATTATCGACGTTACGCCCGAAAACTACATTGTCCCGGACAATGAGAAACATTTGTATCATTGCGTTATCGAAATTAAGAAATTCGACAGCGAAACGGGCAAACGGTTATCAATTCCCCGTATTCAGAAGTTCGGCAAAAAGGGTTATGAAAATAGCATTGCCGACAATCTGAAAAAACAGGGTTACACGATTACCGTATTGCACGACCCCAACGAGTACATGAAAGCGAAAGCCGAGGCGGACGAAAAGGCAAAGGCAGAGAAAGCCAAAGCCGCCGAGGAAAAAGCCAAAGCCGATGCCAAAGCAAAAGCCGAGGCGGACGCCAAAGCCCGTGCCGAGGAAAAGGCAGCATTGAAAGCCGAGATTTTGGCAGAATTGAAAGCGGCGGGCGTTATCCCGGCGACAACTGCAAAGGAACCCAAAGCCGATGCCAAAGCAAAAGCCGAGGCGGACGCCAAAGCCGAGGGCAAAAAGTAACCAAATATTAATTTAATAATCAAAGGGAAAGATTATGGCATTAACGATTGATGTTTTAAGGGCAAATGCGGCATTAGCCGGATTAACCGACGAACAATTGACAGCGATAACCACGTTATCAGTCAACGACGAAAATAGCGTAATAGCAAAGAAAACCGGGGAAATTTACGGCGGTTTGGATGCGGACATTTTAGCCGTTTCCGGTATCGCCAAGAACGGAACCGAAAAAACGTTTGATTACGCCAAACGAGTATTAACCGAGTTCAAAACCAAAGTTGAAGGCGCAAACGGTCTGCAATCACAGATTGACAGCCTAACCAAAGAAAAGGCACGTTTGGAAAAAGCCATTGCCGACGGTGCAACGGATGCGGAAACCGCAAAGGCATTGAAGCAAGCAAAGGCAGATTTGCAAAGCGTTACGACCCAATACAACGACCTCAAAACGAAATACGACCAAGCCGAACAAACCCACACAAACGAGGTGTTCGGCATTCGTGTTGAAACGGCATTGCAGACAGCAACCGCCGGATTGAAGTTTAAGGCAGGGTTGCCGGAAAGCGCAACAAAGGTTTTGTTAGACCAAGCGATTGCAAAGATTAAGGGCATGAACCCCGAATTTATCGACGACGGAAAGGGCGGCAAAATGTTAGCGTTTAAGGACGAAAACGGCGCAATCATGCGCAACCCGAACAATCAGTTGAACCCGTACACCCCCGGCGACCTTTTGACCCGTGAATTGGAAACAATGGGTATTTTGGATAAGGGACGCCAAGCGGCGGGCGGCGGTACAGGCGCACCAAGTGGAGGCGGTGCGGGCGGTAATATTACCGTTGACATATCCGGCGCAAAAACGAGGGTTGAGGCATACGACGCAATTACGGCGACGTTGGAACAACAAGGGTTAAAAGTCGGAACGGCTGAATTTGACGCCGGAATGCAACAAGCATGGAAAGACAACAATATTGCCGCATTGCCGGAAAAGTAAAAGACAACACGGGTAAAGGGTAAACCCGCATTTATAAACAATTTAATTTTTTAAACAATGAGTTTAATTGCAACAAGAGTACAGAATTGGCGGATAGAGAACCCGGAGTTAGACCGTAATATGTTCCGCCCGTGTGAGTACGGCGCATTGGATTTCTTCATTGAGCAAACCAACGCCCCCAACTCAATTATTAGCCCTAATTTGAGAGATAGGGCATTAGCAAGTATCGGTAACACGGTACAAGTTCCCGTTATCAATTACGACGAAAACGTACAAGTTAGCAACGTGCGTTCGTGCGTTATTGCCGACAATGAAAATACGTCCGCATTGGTAGCGCTTGTTTGGACTACCTATGCAATCGGGTTTACAATGGTTCCGGCGGCGTATTCAAACAATGAAATTTCGTACCAACACGATTTCATGCGCAAAATGGAGAAAACAACCCGTGCGTTGGCGGATGCTTTGGATAAAGGAGCCGTTGCCGCATTGGAAGCGAACAAAACGCAAGTTTTCAAAACCTTGCTTAACTACACGCAGACCGGAAACGTGGTACAAGTTCCAACCCAAATGGCAACCGAGATTTTGGGCGACATTAACCCAATCATGCGGGCGAATTGTTACCCGGAATATATCCATCTTATCGCAAATGCGGGGGTTGATAGCCTAATTCGCAAGTTGGCGCAACATGGCGTTTACAACGACGTTAATAAGCGTATGGAGTACGACAACAAAGTATTGCACTACACTAATAACGTAACAGACGAAGCGGGTAAAATGGGAACAATGTTTGCCGTTGCCGATGGAAACGTTGGTATCTTAACCCGTGTTGACCGTGAGGCATACCGCCGCACCCGTGCGAATTTCCACGAATGGGACATTGTACGATTGCCGTACATTGATTTGCCCGTTGGTTCGCATTATTATACCGCCGTGGGCGACCAATCGGCGATTATGGGCGACGCAACCGCCGATTTGACGTGTGCGGTTAAGGAGTATTTCGGATTTAGCGTTGATGTTGCCTACATGGTAGCATATAACAGCGAACCGGACACCGTGGCAAATCCGATTATCAAAGCCGAGATTGCAGCACGCAACCCGAACGAACCGTTAGGAATGCCCGTATATGTAACCAACGCCGGGGAATTTCCCGCCGGGGGTGGCGCATAAGCCGGGAAACGGAACGATTATTTAACCGAGGGGACGGGGTGGTTATCCCCGCCCCCTTTTTAATTTTACGCAGTATGTACCGGATTAAAGAGATACAAGATAAATTATTAAACGTCGTTGGTTGGGAGCAATCATATAATCCCGCCGAGGCAATCGCCGAACGGTTGACAGAAACCGAAAGCGGGTTATATTTTCAAGGGGCGCACCCGCTTGTAACGTTGGATAATATGGCGGCAATCGTCCCGGACAATTGGGGCTTTCAATACCCGGTTTGGAACGATACAAAGGAATGGAAAGCCGAAACCGTGGTACAATACGCCAACGATGCGGCGGGCAAACCTTTGTATTGGGTTGCTTTGGTTGATAACGTCGCCGAGGTTCCCGCCGAGGGTTCGACCTTTTGGGAGAAATACAACATACTATCCGACTATTTAGAACGTTTGACCCGCAACGGAATTTCCACGGCGGTACAAACGTTTACCCAAATAAAGGGGTTGGATAAGGAAACAAAGAACCTATTGGAACGGCGCACGTTCTTTGACGGTGCGGGACGTATTAGAGCGACCCAACCGAACGCACATAAATTGGTTGGCTTTGAAATAATCCCCGTCCGGGCAATGGGAGTTACCGCCCAAATACACCGGGTTGGCTTACAAATGACGGGCGGAACCGGGATTGTGAAATTGTACCTTTTCCATAGTTCGCAAATTGACCCCGTGAAAACGTTTGATTTGAATTTTACGTTGACAAATGGCGGCTTTCAATGGTTCACGTTGGAAGATTGTTTTTTGCCGTATATCAGCGATGCAAACAACGCCGGGGGTGCGTGGTTCCTTTGCTACAATCAAGACGATTTGCCCGCCGGAATGCAAGCAATTAACGTGTCGAAAGATTGGAGCCGGGAACCGTGCGGAACGTGTACCGGGTACGGCAATATTGAGGCATGGCGGCAATTGACAAAGTATTTGCAGATTTCCCCGTTTATGTACAACGCCCCGGAAACATTCGCCGAATACCCGGAGTTGTGGGATATAGCCTATACGATGTACACTAATACGCTGAATTACGGGTTGAATTGTGAAATAACGGTGGGTTGCGACCTAACCGATTTTATCGTTGAACAACGGGCGATATTCCAAACGGTAATACAACGCCAAGTTGCGGCAATCGCTTTGCGCACGTTGGCAATGAACCCCAACGTAAGGGTAAACCGTAACCAATCCAACGCCTCTAAAATGGAAATTTTGTATGAATTGGACGGGAATGTTGAGGGACGCCCCGGCGGTTTGGGTTATGACCTTAAAAAAGCGTTTGAGGCTTTGCGATTAGATACGCAAGGAATTGACCGTATTTGTTTGAGTTGCAACAACCGGGGCGTTAAGTACCGGACAACGTAATTGCATTATGGCGGGGTTACAATCAATAATTGATTTACGCAACCGGGTTAATACGTTTAACGACGGGTTGACGTCCGGGTTGATTATACGGGACATAATCGACGACGGAATGACAACGGCGTTTATCATTGATGCCAACGCCGAGGAACAATTATTTGAACAAGGTATTAACCGATTGGGCGTTGACATTATGGATTATCGACCTTATACCCCGCTAACAATAGCCATTAAGGAGGAAAAGGGACAACCGACGAACCGGGTAACGTTACGGGATGAGGGCGATTTTGAAAGTAGTTTTTATTTAGAGGTCGGCGACAAACAATTTGAAATTAAGGCGTCGGATTTCAAGACGGAAGATTTGATAAAAAAGTACGGGCGGCAAATATTGGGATTGACGAACGAAAACATTGCTAAACTGATTTGGCAATACGTTTACCCGGATTTGCTAACCAAAGCAAAAAAAACGATATACGGAAATGGATAGAGTACCGATTATAAAGAACCCGGAATTATTCGACCGGGTTATTGCAAATATTCAAAAGGGATTGGCGGACGGGTTGCCGTGGCTTAATTATTCCTTTGGACGTTCGGAACGGTTGGTTAAGTCCATACAAGGAAAACGATATTACACGCCCAATATTTACGTCGGCGGCAATGAATATATGTTGATTGCCCCGGATAGTAATATAGGGAATTTTTCGTTTTTCGTGTTGGACGACCCGCAACAAATTGATTGGTTCCCCGGCGAACAAAACAAATATACAACGCCGTTTTCGGTTATCTTTTGGTTTGATATGCGCACGATAACCAACGACCCCAACAACCGCAATACGGAGGCGGTCAAACAACAAATCATGCGGGTATTGAATGGCGGTATTTGGTTGCGTTCCGGTTCCATGACAATAAACAGAGTGTACGCAAAGGCGGAAAACATATTTGCCGGGTTCACTTTGGACGAAATAGATAACCAATTTTTAATGCACCCGTTCGCCGGGTTCCGGTTTGCCGGGGAATTGGGAATTGATGAAACGTGTTTAACTGATTAACAACAAGTATATGAAAGCGTTTTTATTTTATACGGTCGTGGTTGCTTTGGTAGCGGCATTCGGGTTGACCTTGTTACGCAAATGGGGCGTTATCGAATGGGTGCAAATCCACGGCAACGAGTTTTTCGCAAAGATGTTTAATTGCGATTTCTGTTTGTCCTTTTGGGCGGGGGTTGCTTTGGCAATCCTTTTGGCGTTTATAACCGGGAACCCGGCATTGTTGTTGGTTCCCTTTTGTTCAACCATGATAACACGTTATTTGCTATGAAAACGGTTAAGATAGGGGAATACACGGTTGAGATATACGACGCAATCGACGAATTACCAATGTTGCGTTTCCATAAATACAATAAAATGTTGTTGGTTGATGCCGGGATTGGTTCGGATTTACAGGATTTCGACACGCATATTGAAAAGGCAATGAGATACGCCCGGAGCAAAACCCCGGAATTGGCGGCAATCGAATTGGATAATATGCGGCAAAACGTGTATTTCATTCAATCCGGGTTAAGCCCGAAATGTTTAGCGTTTGCCGTGTTGGTTAAATCAATCGACGGAACCCCGTACAACGATTTATCCGACGACGGATTGCAAAAGGTCGTCGATATGTTCGGCGACGTGCCGATTAAAGAGTTGACCGCCCAAATGGAAGCGGTCAAAAAAAAAATAGATGATGAATTGCAAATGTATTTCCCCCGTATGTTCGACGATGCGACGATTAAAGAGTATTACGACGAATTGCGTAACCGGACAATGTTAATGTTGGATGCGATTATAAACGGCGATACAGAGGACAAACGGGCGGAAATTGATAAAATAACGACGATGTTGTTGTTATATAATCGCCCGGTTGTTTTTAGCGGTTCCGATAACATGGAAATTCAGTACGATAAACAGTTTGAAAATATGTGTTTAACCATATCGCAACATTTGCACGTACCGGAACCAAAGAAATACACCGTATTGGAGTATTACAACGCATTTGAGCGGATAAAGGAGTTGTTGAAACCAACCAAAAATAAAAACGGCGTCAAATAAGGCGATTTGCGGCGTTGTTTTTCTTTGGTTGATTAACTACATGGAAAAGAAAAGATAATTTAATACGGGGCAAATTGCCCGCAAATAACGTTAAGTATGGCAGATAATAACAACCCTATAAAATATAGCGACCTTGTAAGCCCGGACGATTCGATTACAAAGTTGATTAATCAGTTAGACCAACTTTCCGACGCCTATATGAACACTCTAAAGAATATAAAGAGTGAGGCGATAACGGTTAAGGCTGCATTGGAGGGGGTAAGCGGGGCGACCGAGAACGGACGTAAAACAATCCGGGGGGCGTCCGCCGATACCGACAAATTGACACGGGCGGCAAAGGATTTGGCATTTGCGGAAAGCGAGAACGCAAAACGGTTGGCGGAATTGAAGCAAGCCCAAAAGGAGGCAAACGAGTTGAACAAATTAACGACCCGGTTAAATCAGTCCGCCGAGGGTTCATATAATCGTTTGTCCGCTCAATACTCAATCAATAAAATATACCTCAATAACATGACGGTTGAGGAACGGGAAGCAACCGAGGAAGGGCGCAAATTGGTTGCCGAAACAAAAGCGATTTACGAGGAAATGAAGCGGTTACAGGAAGCGACCGGGAAAACGTCGTTAAACGTGGGTAACTATTCCGATGCCGCAAAGGGTTTGACGACCCAAATAGAGAACCAAACGAAGCAATTAGCATTGTTACGATTGGAGGGCAAACAAGGAACCGCCGAATATCAGCAATTGAGCAAAGAAACCGCAATATTGCGGGATGCCGTCAAGGATGCAACCGCCGAGATTACCCGCATGGCGTCCGATACGTCCAATTTGGATGCCGTATTGAGTTTTGCGGCGGGTGCGTCCGGTGGGTTCGCTGCATTTACCGGGGCAATGGAATTGTTCGGGGCGGAAAGTGAGGACGTACAAGAAGCGCAAAAGAAGTTACAGGCGGCAATAGCCATTACAACCGGGGTGCAAGCCATACAAAACGCAGTACAAAAACAATCCGCAATCATGTTGGGTATTTCCCGGCTACAAATGGCGGCGTTGAGCAAAGCGCAAGTTTATAACCGCCTTGTTACCATGCAGGGAACAAAGGCAACATTGGCGGCTACAATTGCGCAAAAGGCTTTCAATCTGATTGCCGCCGCAAATCCGTATGTTCTTTTGGCGTTGGCATTGGTTACGGTTGTGGGGGCTTTAGTTCTGTTTGCATCTAATACCGATAAATCGGCAAAGAACCAACAAAAACTTAACGAGGCGCAAAAGGCGTGGTTGGATTATTTGGAAACCGAGGCAACCGAAATGAACCGGGTTAGCAACGAACGTGTCGCCCAATTGAACCGGGAATTAAACATTGCTAAAGCCCGTAACGCTTCATTGTCTGAAACCCGAAAGATTGAGGACGAAATATTAGCCGAGCGCACAAAGGCGCATAATAAAAGCGTTGGTTTTTACGGTCAAGAATTAAACGATTTGGAGGCAAACCGGGCAAAGTTGAAGCAATTAAACGATATGTTATTGCAGTTGAATAACGCCAAAGCCCGTGGGGATAAGAAAGTTTATATTGATGTTGATTTAGACGGTAAAATTGATAAAGTCAAGGTTGATGAAGCAATTGAAGCCGTACAGGGTCAAATAGATAATACCGGGCGGGCGGTTGATATTGCCGTTAATCTGAAAACCGAGGGGGCGGATTTAGACGCCGAAAGGAAAATACAAGCCGCCCAAAGAGCAAACGAAAACCGGAACGCCGCCAAAGCGGAAACGGATATATTGCGCAAAGCCGAGGACGCCCGGATTGCCTTAATTAAAAATTCATTCGACCAACAACGGGCGCAACGTCAAGCCGCCAACGCCCGTGCGATTGCCGACATACAATTGCAGTTGAGGACGGAAACCAATTTAACGGTTAAGGCACGCAAAGCGTTAAACGACCAAATTGTTTTATTACGGGAACAATTGGCGGTTGATATGGTAGATATTGCCAACCAACAACGGGCGGCGGAATTGTCCGCACAACGGGCAACGCAGGACGCCCAAATTGCATTGATGGCAGAGGGGGCGGAAAAGCAACGGGAACAATTGCGGGTTGAGTATGAAAGGCAAATACAGGACATTAACACCCGGTTAGAAACCGAGCGGGGATTAACTGAAACGCAAGTTGCCGAATTGCTTAACCAACAATTACTTTTGCAACAACAATACGCAAAGAGTTTGGGCGAATTGAACGACCAAATTACAATCGACCAAATGCAAGCCGCCGCCGACCGGACGCAATTACAATTAGACGCCGCCCGTGAGGGTTCGCAGGAGGAAATAAATTTGCGTATTCAGTTGTTACAGCAACAACGGGCAATCGAATTGGCACAAAATAGGCAATTAGCCGAGGACGTGCGCCAATCCGAGGCGGATATTAACGCCAAATATGATGCCGAGGTATTGAAGCAAACGACCGAGTTAAACCAACAACGGGCGTTAATGCTATTCGACCAAACACAAGCGTTGGAGGCGTCCGAGTTTGATTTAATCCGCAATTCCGAGGAACGCAAAACCCGGTTCCGGTTAGCGCAAGAAAAGGCACGGTTGCAAAAGATTTTAGAGTTGAACAAAGCCGCCGGGGTTAAAATGACGGATGCCGAGGTTAAGACAATCGAAAATACCATTGCGAAAATCGACCAAGAAATAGAGAAAAGCAAAGGCGACGAACGGGGTAACGACATATACGGATTGTTCGGGCTGAATTTGGACGACGACCAAAAGGAGGCAATAAGTACGTCCGTTTCCTTTGCCATTGAGCAATTAAACGGTTTTTTGGATGCAAAGGTACAAGCCGCCGACGCCGCCGTTTCCGCCGCCGACAAAGAGGTTGACGCAAGCCAACGCCGATTAGATGCGGAATTAGAGGCACGGGCGAACGGTTACGCCAATAACGTTGCAATGGCTCAAAAGGAATTGGACGTTGCGAAAAAGAACCAAGAAAAAGCCCTAAAGGAGCAACAAAAGGCACAGAAAGCACAGGCGGCAATACAAACGATACAACAAATTGGAAACCTTGTAACGGCGTCCGCTTTGATTTGGTCGCAATTGGGGTTCCCGTTTGCAATCCCGGCAATTGCTATAATGTGGGGTTCCTTTGCCGCCGCCAAAATCAAAGCCGCCCAATTATCCAAATCAGCCAACGCCGGGGGTTCGGAAAGTTACGGCGATGGTACGGTTGAATTGTTGGCGGGCGGTTCCCACCAATCCGGGGACGACGTGGATTTAGGAACCAAACCGGATGGAACCCGGAGGCGTGCCGAGGGCGGGGAATTTTTCGCCGTTATCAATAAACGTAATTCCCGCCGTTTCCGTCGTTTAATCCCGGACGTAATAAATAGTTTGAACCGGGGAACATTCCCCCAAAAGTACCTTAATGCCTACAATACCGACGGCATTAATGTAACGGTTCAACAAAATAACGCACCGGATTTGCGGGATTTAAAAGACGATGTAAGGGAGATTAAGGAACAAAACCGCCGCCGTCGTTACGTCGATGGCAACGGCAATGTTATTGAGGTTTACAAGAATTTGACACGTAAAATTAAAAATTGATATGAACCCGATTTATAGACATTCATTTGTAAATGCGTTTTTAGCAAGTGGGGCGATAAATAGCAGTACGGGAAATATAGAAGGAAATAATATAACTTATTATTATACACGTACATTTATTTCAATCCGTGATGTATATCCCCGGAAATTATATCAAAATTTCACCCCGGAAATGGGGGGAGTATTTTATGATAGTAATAAAAAAGTAATTGGCGGTTGGGGAAGTAACCCACCCGCTAATAATACGGAATTTGATATACCTAATAATGCCGTATATATCCGATTAAATATAAGAAAATCAGAATACGCAAACGGAACGGCATGGTTAAGATTGGGAACATTGGACGCCCCGAACGTCTTACAAGGTCAAACCACACATCCGATTTATAAGGACGATTTGGCAAAGGAGTACGAATTAGAAACCAACCAACGGTTTTATCGTGCCAAATTATCCGGCAAAATTACCTTTGTCCGGGATGATTACGACTATATAAACCGTCAATCGTTCGACAATGAGTTTTTGTATTGCATTGAAAAGAGTGACGACGGCGGGCGCACGTGGTATCAATACTTTCAAGGTAAGTTTATGAAAACCGATTGCACGTTTACCGATTACGATAAAAAGGTTGTTGTACAACCGGACGCAATAGACGATTATAACGACGTGTTGGCAGGGTTGGAAAAGGAATACAATTTAATAACGTTAGCCCCGACAATTCAACGGATAACGATAAACAAGCGTCCATTAATTCAAATATACGTTCCGGGCGATAGCGTTGTTTCTTGTTTTTTGGGCGGTACGAATTGGGAGCAGGACGCAAACGCCACGACCGACCAAAACGCATTAGTACAAACCTATCATTTTGCTTTGTGTAATATATTGAAAGAAATACAAATTACGTCCAACGGTTCCCCGGCGGTAATATCCGGGTTATATACGGGACGAATGGCGACGGGTGCAAGTGCGGACACATTCGAGGGGAAATTATACCCGGAATTGAACGTTAATTATTATATCTATATTTCACAACAACGAATAAACGGCGGTTTGCCGTTTGGTATTGCTTTAGTTGAAATACGCCGACAATCGGACGACGTGGCAATGTTTCGTTATCAAAAGGTAACACAAGAACCGTTTGATACGTTGGAGTTTGATTTAACCGCCGTTGAGGGTTCCGGGGCAACCGGGACAATGCACGCAGATATGAAAAGTTATAATATATATGCCCGGTATTTGTGCGATGTGGAGAAAATCGACGACCTAAATACATATCCATTGCCCGCCGATGATATAGTTGATAATAACCGTAATTATAGGCGTGCGATTGGTTACGCAATCGACGTGGCGTTTATTTCAAACAACTTTTCAGATACCCCGACCGAGTGGGGATTAGCGGACAACGGAAAGTATTTTGCGCCGCCTTATTCCTTATTCGGGCAAACATTTTATCCAATCGCCCGGTCAACGTGGCGTTATGCGTCGTTGTGGTTTGGGTTTTATTTGATGGATTGGATATTAGAGGAAAAAGCCCGGAAAGTATATACTTTGCGGGATGCGTTCCCGATTGCGTCGTGTATATCCGTTTTGCTCAATCAGATTGCGCCGGGTATTACCCACGCAGCAACGGCGGAATATAGCCAATTTTTATACAGCGGAAACAATCCAATATCCGGGTTGAATTTCCGTTTGCTTGTATCGCAGAAAACTAATATCATAAACGGGGAATATCAGCAACCCGCACAAAAAGCCCCGACGACATTACAACAATTTACCAATATGTTACGGGATTGTTTCAAATGTTATTGGTTCATTGAGGACGGCAAATTTAAAATCGAACACATCCAATATTTCCGCAATGGTGGTTCCTATTCCGGTGGGGCTATATTAAGCCACGATTTGACAAAGGAATTGAATTTGCGCAACGGGAAACCGTGGGCGTTCAACACGTCGGAATATTCGTTTGATAAGGTCGATTTGCCGGAACGTTACCAATTTAAGTGGATGGACGACGTTACGGCGGCGTTTGAGGGTTTGCCGATACAGGTAATTAGCAAGTATGTAACGCCCGGAAAGGTTGAGGACGTAAACGTATCTAATTTCACGTCGGATATTGATTTGATGTTGCTAAACCCCGGCAACATGAGTTCGGACGGGTTCGCCTTATTTGCCGCCGTTCCGCCAACGTCCGGGTCGCAATGGATATTACCGTTTACACGTCAAACCGTCAACGGGGTTGAATACTTTTTGCAAAACGGATATTTAGCGTTTATTAATCTGCAATCGCCCTATTGGTTGTATGATTTACCCGCCCGTAGGGTATCAATAAACGGTTCCGAAACATACGCATACGGGATTGAGAGAAAGAAGAAACAAACGTTTAGTTTTCCGGCGAATGACGACCCAAACCCGATGCAGCTAATAAAAACGTATATCGGTAACGGTCAAGTTGATAAATTAAGCGTAAATTTGTGCAGTCGTTCCATTAAAACAACATTGAAGTATGACACCGAATAATAATTTGTCCGTATTGCCGTTTTACGAGGGCGTGCAATACCAAGATTATAAAAAATCGTATGCGTATGGCGACGTTTACCCGTTGTTTACGCCTATCAATAAACTATTGCCGTTTCAAATCATACGCCCGACCCGTTCAAATAACATTGTATCGGTTCGGTTGTATGATTATAAATTTACCCGGATGTTGGCGGACATAACAACGCCGATGTTGGAAACCGGATTGCAGATTGTCCGGTTTGCAAATTACGGTTATGATGTTATTGTTTACCCCGGTTTGTTGCCGATGGCTTTAGATTTCCCGGAGGGGCGTTATATGATTGGAATTAACGACGGCGTACAATGGTATTATTCCGATGTATTTACGTGGATTTCCGGCGGAATGGACGGTTATTTGTGCGTTGAATGGAGCGACGCCGCCAATATGGAAGTTGACGGCGGACAAATCGTTTACGAGGGCGTCCAATTCAAAAACCGGGTTTACGTGTGTTCGGAGTTAGGAAAGCCGGAATACAAGTTTGAGGAAGAGGGCGAAGAACGGGACGGGTATTTTTTCCCGGAAAAACAAATATCGGAAAAAACGTTTCGGTTTATCTTTTTAGCCCCCGAATACCTTTGCGACGTAATGCGGTTAATCCGTATGAGTGATTTTGTAACGGTATATAGTCAAGGCAGGAAATACGATTGCGACACGTTTTTAATTACCCCCAAATGGCAAACACAAGGCAATTTGGCGTCCGTCGAATGTGAATTTGAATGCGCAACCGTGGTTAAGAAAATCGGACGGGGCGTTATTCCAACGACCGGGGGCGATTACAATAAAGACTTTAATAATGACTTTAATAACAATGATGTAGTTTAAATTTTTATCAGTATGGGAAATTACGAAGAATTAAAAGCCGCCGTTGCGTCTGTTATCAAGGCAAACGGGAACCAAGAAATTACGGGTCAAGTGTTACAAAATACATTGACAACGTTAATTAGTCAAATAGGAGTGAATGCAACGTTTGCCGGAATTGCAACGCCGAGTACCGCACCGGGAACGCCCGACCAAAATGTTTTCTACATTGCCGGACAAAGTGGAACATATCCAAATTTTAACGCTATCGTATTAGATAATGAAATTGCAATATTATCTAATAAATCGGGTACATGGGTAAAAACAACAACCGGATTTGCAACAAATGACGGTATCGGTAATGTAATTGGGTTGGATAATGTAAACGATAGACCCGTTTATGTTAATGCAATTAAATTTATTGGTTTTGTCCCAAATGAAGCGTCTAAAGACCACATATTTAGCATACACGGTTTTTCAAGTCGAGGCAATACAAAATCCGCAACGCCTAATATAACGGAATTAGATTTATTTATATTAGATGAAACTGCAAGTCAAGCGGCAGGCGCAGAGAGGCGGGCGGCTTCGCTTGTATTACCCGCAAATACAGATATAACTAAACCAACGTTTTCAAAAATAACGGGAAATTCGGGTACGTTGTATGTTATTATTGATTGGAACCCGGTTGTAAATTATCAAGTAAACGGGCAATATTCTTATATCGTTTGGGGAGCTAATTTTGCCAACCCGTCGGCATCTAATTTAGTGCGTATTCAAAAATTAGACGCAAACGACCCACGTATTGTAAATTGGGATAATGCAATTAAAACGGGTCAATTGGTCGGTACATACGGAGGAAGTGAAACAAACATTATCAATCAATTAAAAACATCTGCAATTATTGGTATGCCGTGCGGATTAGCTTTCAATTTTCCGAGTAGATACGATTTAGAGGTAAAAGCCATGCAGATAATTAAAAGAGCGTATTTTTCTTTTAAAGATGGCGTAACCCCCGTTGATGTTGGTATTGGCGTATTAGGTACCGGCGGCGGGGATGGTACTAAATTTTGGTTCGGATTTGGACGATTAGACGGTACGGGTTCGGGATTTGGAACAATTCCGATGTTGGCAATTGATACGTTGCCAAATGGTGTTGTTCCTTATTTTGTAGAAACGTCAACAACCCGTTATTATGTTGAAATTGACTTTGACAAATGGCGTGAAATTGGCAATGTTATTTGGTCGTGGTCTACTCCATGTTGTAAAATGACAAATATAATTCCAAATGATAGTAGTATTTGGGATGAAGTTTTAGCGCAAAATATCCAAAAGCAGAACAATACGGCATTTGCTTTTACGGAAGCATTTGCCCCGCAGGATTTACAACAAGGATATTATCAAGTAAGCGGACAAAAAGTTGTTATTTCAACAAACATTCCCGATAAATATAGAAGTATAAAAATAGACTTATTCGCAAATAATATAAGTCGTATGCGTGTATCATTAGACCCATATGGAGTTATTGTATATGCGGCAATATATACGGATAGCAATGATAATTATATTTCAAGGGAATTAAAAGGTAATGATAAAACGGAAATATACATGAATTACGAATTGACGATACCAAGCAACGCACGTTATGTATATATTTCGGGATATGCCGCAAAAATAGCAGAATTAAACCCCGGTGTTATGGCATATAAATATGTTTATAACGCAAAATCAAACTATCAAATTACGGGTTATCCTAATAATGGCTTAGATTGGCGTAATGTATCATACCCTAACCCCGTTGTTGACATTGTAAATAAGGCAATTAAATTTATTGCTTTCGTTCCAAATGCAACATATAAAAATGATATGTTTACAATCAACGCATTAAGTTGTTACGGAAATACGGGGTCGGAAACATTTACCCCAACATCTTTTGATTTATGGCTTTTTGATATGATTGACGGAAATCAATCAACGGTCAAATATACTAAAACAGATATAAGTAGTTTTAATTACGACTACCCCGAAGTTATAAAGTCAATCGGCGCACGTGGAACGCTTTACGCTATTGTTGATTGGAATGTTGTAAGAGGCTATTTTAATAAAAACGTAAACAAATGGTATCCCATTTTTTGGAGTTCGTCGTTTAACGACAAACCAATTGTGCAAAAATTAGACGCAAACGACCCACGTATTGCGGGATTTAATCAGATAGCCCCGGTATCGCCAACGCAATTTGCGGATTTTACAAAGTTGAATTTAGGAGTTGACGGCGATAGTATTACGGCGGACAATCAATGGAGTTATTATGCAACGCAATATTTAGGACTTGCAAATCATCATAATGTTGCGGTTGGGTCGGCTACATTTAGCGATAGAACACAAACGTATGAGGGGGTTACTTATGTAACACAAAATTATGACGACCCCGATTTTGCCGGAATAAGTAGCGGTTGGCAACCAACAACCGACCCGGTAGAAATTCAAAAAAGGTGCAATAATTGCGCCCGTGTACACGTTCAAAAATTCATTTCAGAAGTAACCGCCGGGACATATCCCGTACCGGATATATTTGTTTTTGCGATGGGTACAAATGATTCTACTATTGGAACCGTTGCCGATGCGTTGAACGGAAAAGACCCGGACGCATTAAGTGCGGCGGTTCGTCAAACAATGGTAGGGGGCGCACGTTGGGCAATCCAAAAGATAATTACTACATACCCTAATTGTCGTGTATATATATCCGCACCAATTCAGATAGCGGACGCCATGGCGAACGCAAAGGGTTTGGAAAAAAGTATTGCATTAAAAGAGATAAGCAATAGTTTGTCGGTTGGCTATTTTAACACTTTCGGCGAATGTGGAATTACTGAAAAAGTAGAAAGCGGAACCGCGCCTTATCTTAGTGATGGATTACACCCAAATGCAGCGGGTCAACAACTTATGGGTAAATATTTAGCTAAAGAGATACGCAATAATTATTTTTAAATATCGGAATGATTATTAAATGTTATATTATGGATAAACTTTTTACATGGGAACAATGCCGTATGATATTTGCCACGTCGTTAAGCCCGGTTTTAGCCTATTTAACCCCAACGGCTGGATTTATGTACGCATTGATTATAATGTTTACTTTCAATATTTGGGCGGGTATGCGGGCGGATGGGGTAAGCGTAAGACATTGCAAAAACTTTCGTTTCAGTAAGTTTAAAAACGCTTTGGCGGAATTGCTTTTGTACGTTACTATTATACACGTTATTTATTCGGTAATGCTGCAATGTGACGATAATGAAGCCGCCAAAGTAGTAATTAAATCGCTTACTTATGTTTTTATGTATGTGTATTTGCAAAACGCATTCCGCAACCTTATTAAAGCATATCCCACAAAGGTTGCGTTGCGTATTATTTACCACGTTATCCGGTTGGAGTTTACACGGGTATTGCCGGGATATTGGCAACCGATAATTGAGAGATACCAACGGGAACACGATAGCGATATTATTAACGATAAAGAAAAGGAGGGCGAACAATGAACCAAACAGAGATTTTAAAGTATTTGGAGGGGCAAAAAACGACCCGGACAATTACGGATTTGATTGTACATTGCACCGCAACCAAGCCCGGCGCAAAAGTCAACGTTGATGTTATCGACGGTTGGCACAAAGAACGGGGATTTAAGAAGCAACCCCAAAGCGGGCGAATTTGCGGTTATCACTTTGTTGTATTGCCGAATGGGACGATTGAAACCGGGCGTTATCTTTCCGAGATTGGGGCGCACGTTTCCGGGCAAAATTCCCGTTCTATTGGCATTTGTTACGTTGGGGGATTGGATGCCAACGGCAAAGCCGCCGACACACGCACACCGGAACAAAAGGAGGCATTATTATGGTTGCTTATGCGGTTAGTTGTTATGTTTCCGGATGCAACGATTAAGGGACACCGGGATTATTCCCCGGATTTGAACGGCGATGGCATTATTGAGCCGTGGGAGTTCATAAAAGAATGCCCGTGTTTTGATGCACAAAAAGAATATATTAACCTATAAATGTTTTATACAATGACATACGAAGAAATGAAAGCGTATATTGCGAACATGGTTAAAAGTCAAGGTTCGCAGGGTGCAATAGCAATTGCGCCGTTGCTTTATGCGATGGCGGACAAAATGTTTGCAGACCCGGAAACGGGCGTTGTGCCTATTGTAGTATCAATTGCAGAGGTTGGAAATAAAGAGGGAACCGCAACCCGTTACGATATTACGACCGACCAACAAACGATTAACGAGTATATCGACAACGTAACCGAGGAAAAGGCAAAAGCCCGGTTATTTATCCAAGACGGCGACGCCCTAATTGGGTTTACTTATTTGGAAATAAACGGCACAACGATAACGGGGCAATCAATCGCCCCGGATGGGTCGTACAAACTTTATCTTTCAAAGGAAACCGGAACGTCGTATTTTGAACACGACGACGAAGTAAAAAGCATTGCAAGCGTTACCGAGGCGGAAATTACGGGATATAATGAAATGTTCGGCGCAACATACGACCCCGTAAACAATCAATTTACGGTTCAAATTGGCACGGTTAGCGCACAATTAACGCCGGGGCAAATGATGTTGACGACCGAGGAATACAACAAAGTAAGCAACGACGCCGATTATACGGCAATGTGGGCGTATGCGATTGCGGAATATATTTGTTGCCCGCCGTGGTTTGAGGGATTCGCCGGGTTTAAATTGCATAGCGCATTTTATAAGGCAGAAAAGACAATATTTATAGACCTTAACGCCGTTGAATTATCCGTTGTTACTTTGGCAAGTGCGTTTTATGGTTGTTCCCGGTTGGAACAAATAACGGGGATATTAAAAATTGCCTCAAATGTTCCCTTAACGGATGCGTTCAAAGGATGCGCCGTTTTGCATACGGTCAAATTGTCCGGGCTTTCCTCAAACATTGATTTATCGGATTGTGCGCAATTGAGCGTCGAAACGATAGAACATTTGATTGAAAACAGCATCCAACCCGGAAGCGGCACAATAACAATAACCGTGCATCCCGATGTAAACAACAACATAAATAATAATAGTAGTTGGGGCAATGTTCGGGCGTTGTTACAGGAAAAGACATACATAACCATTCAATCCGCAACGGCATGAAAAAATATCTAATATTGGCGGCAATCATTATGGCGGTTGCCGCCGCCTTTTGGGTACAACAAAGCCGTATTAAGCGATTGACCGACGAACGGGATAAATACCGGAGTAATACCGAAACGTTGTTGCAGGACGTCCGCACGTATCAAACAAAGGATAGTTTGAACGCCGCAAAGGTTGGGAATTTGGAGTTGAAATTATCCGAATACAAAAAATACCGGGCGGACGATGCGGCGTTAATCAAATCGTTGCAGACAAAGAACCGGGATTTGCAAAGGGTTACGACGGCGCAAATGGAAACGATAAACGAATTACGGGCAAACGTCCGGGATAGTATCGTATATTTGCCCGGCGACACGGTTACGACCGTATTACGTTGTATTGAGTATTCCGACAAATGGGTTGATTTTGACGGATGTATTATAAATAATATGTTTTCGGGCAAAATTATAACACGGGATAGCCTTTTAATAACAGAAAGCGTACAATATAAACGTTTTCTTAATTTCCTATGGAAAACAAAACGGATAAAAAACCGTGAATTTGATATTGTTTCAAAAAATCCATATACAAAAATTACCGGGTTTGAGGTTATAACAATAGAAAAATAACTATATTTGCGGCAAACGGGGATAGTTCGGAGTAGCTACCGGATGAAAAAAGATGCAACCACTTTTCCCCGTTTCCCTTTTTGGTTGCTTACTTAAATGGTTGTATAATGGAAATTTGGAAAGATGTACCCGGATATATTGGGTTGTATAAAGTGAGTAATCACGGGCGTGTAAAATCCGTTAAGAAACAATTAGTTTTGAAAATATGTGGTTCCGGGAATAGATATAAAACCGTTGCTTTATGTAATGGGATGCGCAAAACGTTTCGATTACATAGATTAGTTGCGGCGGCTTTCATTCCGAACCCGGACAACAAGCCATGTGTTGACCATATCGACGGCGACCGAACCAATAACCATGCAGATAATTTGCGTTGGGTTACATATTTGGAAAATAATAATAATCCTATTACGAAAAAGCGATTGAGCGAAAATAACGCAAAAAATATGCAAGGTAAAGAGGGCGTATTGCATCCAAATTCAAAACCCGTTAAGATGATGAAAAACGGAATTTGCCTCAAAACATATCAATCTATCCATTTAGCCAAAAAAGATGGGTTTAACGATACATTGATAATTCGATGTTGTAAAGGGCGTATGAAAAAACATAAGGGTTATAATTGGGAATATATACAATAGACATAACAAGGGGGTTGTAACAAGGCGTTGCAACCCCTTTTTCTATTGAGCCATTTTTAGCCCGTTTCCGGGCATTTTATTTCAAAGTGGATAATTTACCCGTCCCGCTTGCAAAAGTCGCTTAAATCGAAAATTTCAAGAAAATAACTCTTTTGGAACCAAAAACGAAATTTTTTATAGGAAAACACGAAAATAAAAGATAAAACCTTTGGTAATTAAAATAAAGGTTGTATATTTGCATCATCAAACAAGAACGACCGGGCGTTTTCCCGGAAAATAGAGAGCGAAACAATATGAATACTCAAAGCATTTATAACGGATTAGATTACACAACAAAAGAGATTAACCGCAATTTCAAAATCAAGGTAAACGGAATTGTAAACGGCAAAAAGGTTAATGTATTGGTTGGCGTGTCCGGTTTAATAAAGATTGTCGGCGACATTAAGTTAGTCAATCGCTTGTTAAAACGTGCTTTCAATTGTTACGGCGACAAAGAGGTTTGCAAATTGCGCCGAGGCGTTAAAATCACTTTCTATTATCAGTAAACAACGACGGGGCGTTTTCCCCGGAACAATATAAATTTTCAATCATGGCAAAGTACATTTTAGTTAAGAAAGTCAAAGGACAAAAATTTGAATACCAAGTTATTGATACGGAAAGTAAAGCGATTGTTTCCAAAAGAACGTCCGCCCGTGAATATGTGGCGTGTACCGCCGACGGTTCGTTTTATTTCGGGCGTTTGGATTTAATCGGGAAAGGCGACCACGGCAAAAGATTGAGCCATACGGCGGCAATATTGGCAAACCCGGAGGCGGCATATAAAAAACAAGTTGCATACTTTACGCCGGATTATCGGAGTACATGGATAGCCGAAAACCCCGCCGAACAATGGATTGCCCGAAACGTTGAATATGCGACAAAGGAAAAAGAGAGATTAAACGCAATTGCGTATTTGCAGTAATAACCAAGCCGGGGGCGCAATCCCCCGGCATAACCATTTAGAGCGATGAACAAAACGAAGCGTTACCGATTAAGTCAAGATATGTATAAGATAATCCAAAATGCAAACGGCGGGTTATTTTTGCTTTATACCCGGCACAATCCCGGCGATGTGTTGAACCTATTGTTAGACGGCAACGATATTGGGTTGACGTGCCGAGTTGAGAGCCGACACGACCAATATTATAAATATTGCAAAGTAATAACAGATAAAAAATAAAGATATGAATGTATTAAGTTTATTTGATGGTATGAGTTGCGGACAAATTGCGTTACAACGTGCTAATATTGATTATTGTAATTATTTTGCATCTGAAATAAACAAACAATCAATCAGTATAACACAACGCAACTTCCCAAATACAATACAAATCGGCGATGTGCAAAAAGTGAGTTATAAAAACGGAATTTTGTCAACTGAAAACGGAATATTTGAAATTGGAAAAATTGATTTATTAATTGCCGGTTCCCCGTGTCAAGGTTTTAGCAAGGCGGGTAAAGAATTGAACTTTAATGATGAAAGGAGTAAATTGTATTTTGATTTTATACGAATATTAAAAGAAGTACAACCAACATGGTTTTTATTGGAAAATGTAAAAATGAAAACAGAGTTTTCGGATATAATAACCGAGCATTTGGGAGTTAATCCAATATTGATAAATTCCCGTTTGGTTTCAGCACAAGACAGAAAAAGGCTTTATTGGACTAACATAAAAGGAGTTGAGCAACCAAAAGATAAAAATATTTCGTTTCAAGATATTGCCCCCGGTTGGTTTTGTGGTTGTATGCGTGGACGTCGTGTTTTGAATAATAGGCGTTGCGATTATAACAAAAATGTACCAATTGAACAATACATTGAAAATCGAAAAGATAATAAAACTAATTGTTTAACAACGGTAACAAAGGATAATGTTGCAGTACGAACAAAACAAAGGTTCATAAAAATAACAGAAATTGAATACCGATATTTGACGCCAAATGAATATGAATTGTTGCAAACAGTCCCAATAGATTATACGGCTGGTATTTCAGATAGCGCACGCCGCACCATGTTGGGAGAGGGTTGGACGGTTGATATTATTGCACACATATTTAGATATATAAAAAATCCCCCCGGCAATCCGTAAGGACAACCGGGGGCGGTACGCAGTAACCGAGAGCGATGTTTGAGGTTATGCGGTGCAACAAAATTAGTGCTTTTTATCTGTATTACAAGCGTCCAACATGAACAAATAAAACTTTCAAAGGTTTTATTTTTGGTAATACAAATATTATTTATACATTTGCAGAAACAAAAACCCACCGGGGGAGTACCCGGCAAAGATATGAGAATAAAAGAGAGCGATTTATTAAAGAGATTGGCGACCGATAGCGGGAAAACAGCCAACCAAGTTGCCGAAATTATCATTTCGGAATTACTCAAAAACAAAGTTATTGAGGACACCCCGGAAAATTGGGGCGTTTCCGTTTTCGATGCAATAAACGAGGACGTAACCGAGGAACAAACCGCCAATTGTTATGCGGCAATTTCCGAGGCGTTGGGCGTATATCTGAAACGGGTATATTTCATTGTACCGGATTTGGATTTAATGGGTAACGACGATTGCCCGGAGTGCGGCGGCGAAATGGAAGTTACCGACGGGGAATATAAACAGACCGGAGGCGACGGATATTTGACCCCGCCGGAATATACCGCAATTTGGGAGGAAATGACGTGTACGCATTGCGGACACAAAGAGAGCAACGAACCGAGTTATTAACAATAAAAGACTAAAGAAATGGCAGAAATGACGAAATTAAGAGTAAACGAGGCAATCGCACGGGCGCAAACCGCCGGAATTAAAGTTTATAAAAAAGAGGTTGCCGCCCGGTTATGGGAGGGACGCACCGAAAGCGCACAACAAGTTAATATGACTAACTTATGTAACGGTACGACCAAACAGATACGCCCGGAATGGGTTGTTATCATTTGCGAAATGTGTAATTGCACCCCTAATTATTTGTTTGGATATGAAGAATAACGGGTTACAATGGTTTGAACGCATGGCGGACGTTATGTTTTCCGATAGGTTCCAAGCGAAAGCGATTATTTCGACGTTTGGAACGTTGGGCGTTGTTTGTCTGATTGGCGCATTGTGGAACCCGTGGCAATTGATGTTTGCGGGTATGTGTGCCGTAATGGTATTATGTGGATTTTCAGAATTAAAAAAGAGTAGAAAATGAGAGCGAACAAAAAGAAACCGGAAAATCCGGTACAAAAGACGGTCGAAAGTTTGGGAGCCGTTCCCGCTGACCAATTCCCGGAAATTACCGAGGAACAACAAATAATCCCCCCGTTTGAAGCGGTCGAGGTTGAGCAACCAACCGGAATATTTGAGATATTGCCGGGCATGACGGTTGAGGAAATGACGGCAATGTTTTTTGATGAAAAAACGTTGATTGAACCCCCGTATAAGGTTTGGCAATTGAATAGTAAGGGACACCGCTATTATTACCGATATGACGACAACGGGAACCCGGAGTTTTTCCCGTCGGTTACAACGATATTGTCCCAAACGTTACCCAAAGCCCCGCACTTAATACAATGGATTGCCAACAAAGGCATTGAGGAAGCGGAACGATACAAAGGCGAACGGGCGGCGTATGGTACGTTTATGCACGCCGCATTTGAGGAATTATTAATTAACCGGGCTTATGATTTGGACGGGTTGAAAGGAAAACTAAAGGAATATATAGAGGTTTACCGATTGCCGGACGACTTTATTTATTACGCCGACGACTTGAAAAAGGACGTATTGGCGTTTGCTCAATTCGTATTAGATTACGACGTTCGCCCGTTGGCGGTTGAAATTGCTTTAGTGCATCCATATTACAAGTATGCCGGAATGATTGATTGCCCGTGTACCATGTTGGCAAAGATAGGCGGCGACGAACGTATTAACGCAATCGTCGATTTTAAGAGTGGACGAAAAGGATTTTACGAGGAAAGCGAAATACAATTAGGGATGTACCGGGATATGTGGAACGTCAATTTTGAGCAATTCCCCGTTACCCGTATTTTCAATTTCAGCCCGAAAGATTGGCGCAAACGTCCGTCGTACAATCTGAAAGAACAAACAGATAGCCCCAATATTCGGAAAATCCCGTATCTATTGGAAATTGCGGCTATTGAGGACGAAAAGAAAGATAATACGTTTACGTCGGTTAATGGTATGGTATTGTTAGACAATGCCCCGGATTTAACGCAAAACGTAATATCCTTATCGTTGGCGGAATTGATTAAAACTAAAGCCCCAAAGGAGCCGACCCCGGACGAAAATATGGACGCCGCCGAGAAAGTCAAGGCGGATGCACCGGAACCGGAAAAGGAGCCAAAGAAAACAACCATTGTTAAACGTGTGTCCAAAAAGGCAAAGGAGCCGGAAAAGAAAGCCGCCATGGGCAAAACGACCGCAAAGCGGGGTAATACCACGGAAAAGAAAGTAAAGCCCGCAAACGAGCCTAAAAAGCCCAAAAATGAGAGTAGGAAAAAGATGTTGAACGACGACCCCGAAATTTGAGATATGAAAAAGATTAAAATAATTACGAGTTCGTCCGAATTTGAACAATTCGTTAATAGAACGGATATTGAGGTTATCCAAATGGATATAAAAGCAGTTGAACAAAATTATTTTGCACAAGAATGGTTTATTGCAGTAATATTTTATAAAGAGTTATGAAAGGCAGAATAAAGCGACCGGAGGCGCAACAATCCCGTTTGATATTGCCCCGTGTCGGTCAAATAAAAATCGGAATGAAAAACGCAAACGGTTATCCGCAAAGCGTTGATTACTTCATACCAACGGGAAAGTATGCCGGGTTATTTACGCAAGCATACGGCGAAAAGCCGCAAACAATACAAATTGTTTTCCCGGACGACGACCCGGCAAAAGTATGTAACGAGCGTTACGAATACCGGGACGACGACGGGCGATTGATTGCGGCGGGCGATGGCGACACGTTCCAAGTATGGGACGGAAAGAAATACGAAACGTTGACAACCGAGAAATACCCAAACTTAATGCAGTCAATAACGAAGCGTTACCCGAACAAAAAGAGCCGCCAACCCGATTGCGACGGTTGGGAGGTTACATTAACGCTAAACTTTATTGTTCCGTTGGTTCGTGGGGTTGCCGGGGTTTGGCAATTCGCCACAAAAGGCACGGCGTCCACAATTCCGCAAATTCGGGAAACGTTCGACGGTATGTTAGCGGAACGGGGATTTTGCAAAGGCATTATATTTGATTTGAATGTACAATTTGCCACGACCCAAAAACCGGGCGACCGTTCCCGTTTTCCCGTCGTGTCGTTGGTTCCCAATGAGAGTGCCGACAATGTTTTGAAAGTACGCAAGGCGTGGGAACCCGTTAAAGAATTGGAGGGCGGACGCAATGGCAACGAATAACACTATTACCCGGCGTAAATATGAACGGGATTATTGCTATATGGCAAATGAGTTTTTGAGAGATTCCCGTTTAAGTTGGAAAGCAAAAGGAATAATTGCATACGTTCAAATGTTACCGGACGATTGGGTTTTGAATATGCGAGATTTGACGAACCGAGCAACCGACGGGCGGGATAGTCTTTATAGTGGGATTAAAGAGTTAGAAAAATACGGATATTGTGCAAAGGTAATGCAGCGAAACCCGGACGGAACAATTGCGGGTTATGCGTATGAAATTTGCGATAAATCCGTTTTTCAACCATTTACGGAAAATCCGGTTACGGATGTACCACAACCGGAAAATCCGTGTACGGTTAAACCCGATACGGATAAACCGGGTACGGAAAATCCGACACTAATAAATACTAATCTTACTAAAGACTTAAATACACTAAATACTAATCCAAGTAATACGCCGCAAAATACTTTTGCGTCTTTATTCCCGGATGAAACAAAGGTTGAGGAACCAAAAGAGAAAAAAACATTGTTCCGCAATTCCGATGTTTACAAAATGGTTAAATTTGAAAACGGCGTCGGCGTGGATTATTCCGAGTTTGAAAGTAAGTTTGCGACCCCGGAATTTGAAAAGGTCGATTTGGTTTATTACTTTCATTCTGTTAGCGATTGGAGCGACCAAAAGAATATGAAGCGCACTAAAAACGGTTGGTTGGCGACCGTCCGCAATTTCATACGGGGGGACGTCGAAAAGAAAAAATTGCATTTGAAACCCGAATACAAAGCCCCAACGCAAAGATTGAACGTTGCCGGGGCTATTGAGTATTTGAAAGACGATTATTAAGATGGAAACATTACCCGAAAAGACAAACAGATTGCCACAAACGTTGCCCGAAAAACGACAATCCGCCGCCGTTTTGCTTTATAGCGGAACGGCAAAAGCAATTGAGGTGCGCCGGGCGATGGTTGAATTACCGGAGGTTGCCAAAGCATTAACCCCGGTTGAAAAGTATATTTTCGTGGCGTCCACAAAAAAACAGATTGCCGAGATTGACGACGAAACGTTGATTGCTAAAACCGGGCAAATGTTCCGGTTTATCGCAATGGACGTGGGGTTTATCATTCCCACGGAAAACCGGGACGATTGGACGTATATTTGTACCCGGTTATTGGATTTGCTCAAACGCTATTATTCGCAATTAACATTGTCGGAGGTTAAATTAGCATTTGAATTGCTGATTACCGGGGAATTGGACGACTATTTGCCAAAGGATAGGGACGGCAACGCCGAACGGAAACATTACCAACAATTCAACGCCGATTATTTCGCAAAGGTATTGAACGCATATTGCCGGAAACAAAACCAAGTTATCGGCAAAGCATATACAGCGTTGCCGGAACCGAAAAAGGAGTTAAGCCCGGAGCAAATTCGGTATTATCGCAATCAATCGGTTATGACTTGTTTAATGTGTTTTTTGCGGTATAAATATACCGGGCGTTTAGTGTTTGGATTGACCGACGAAATGTTTGTTTATAATTGGTTGTTGGGCGTTCGGTTAGCGGATGAAGTGAAAGAAACCGAGAACGACCGGAAAGAAGCGTATAACCGATTTTTGGCACGTGCCGCCCGTGGGTTCGTAAATGAATTTACGGTTTACCACGTTCGGAAACAAGGAACCCAAAGCCCGGAAATTGATTTTACAGCCTTTGAGGTTGCCCGGCGTAAAGAAATTAAACGGACTTTCGACCGAATGATTAAGGACGAAATTTATATTTACCATTATTTGAAATTTGAAAAATGAAAATAGATTGCATTATTGGAATTGACCCCGGAGCCGCCGGGGGTATCGTGGTTTGGCGACCCAACCACAATGCAACGGCAATAAAGATGCCGAAAGATATAAACGAGATACGGGATTTTCTCAATTACTACAAAGAGATTTGCACGCCGATTGTCTTTTTGGAAAAATTGAGCGTTCGCCCGGACGACGTAACGGTTGGGGATGCCGGGGCAAATATGGGTAAATTGTACCGCATTCAAAAGATGTTGCAAAACTTTGAGCATTTGAAAGCTATTATAACCGTCGCCGAAATACCATTTGTTTTGGTTAATGCTATGAAGTGGCAAAACGACCTTAAATTGCGTATCAAAGTAAAAGGGAAAAAGGAAGGAGATTAGCATGAAGAGAAAAAAGATTTCATCTTCAACGTTCTGAACAACGAGGAGACCCAGTTCAACAAAACCATCGACCAGGGACTTCATATCCTCTCCGAGCTCGAAGAAAAA